CAGCGTCAGATGTGTATAAGAGACAGATTATTACCTACACCACCACCGGGACTACCACCAAGACCTGTTAGATTAACCCCTGTTACAGAGGAAAGCGCACCAAGGGCACCTTTACCAAAACTAAAGCCACCACCAGCGGCTGCTCCTAAACCACCTGTAAGGAATCCTGCACCAATCGTTAGTACATCTGTAGCGATGCTACCCCAATCAGTGTAAGCCTCTGGCCCTTTAGGAAGTGCAGCTGGCATTTTACGATCTGGTGGTTCAAAGACAGGTTGATACTCAAGCACTGGTAGTTCTCTAACGGGAGGAATTTCAGGAGTTTCTTCTGGTTTAAGCGGTTGAATGTTATTAAGATCAGCTTGCTTACGCTGTAAATTAATACGATCACGTACAAGATTATCATTAGCCATGAGGTTATCACGACTAATATCCATCTTAGCTTGATCTAAATCAAGTTGATAGTTTAATTTTGATAGTTCAAGATCAGCACTAGCTTCTGTAGTAAGCAGTTGGTTGACAATATCACGCTGATTAAAGAACATGTCAGCTGCAACTTTACGTTGCTGTTGTACTAACTGCTTAGACATCTGTGCCTTAGCTGCACCAAGTTCAGCTTTAATACCTTGTTGTGCTTTACCAACTGATACACCAGCACCACCACGTGCAGCCAGTTGACCACTTGCTTTAAGTGCTTCAATGTTTGCTTGACGTTTACCAAATGCTGTTTGAGTTTTAGCAACATCTAAAGCTTGGTAAGAAGTTTCCCTAAGCCTACCCAATTGAATATCAGCACCAGCTTTAGCACTAGCTTTCTTTAAATTAAGACCAGCAGATGCTGCACTAAAATTAAGGAAAGTTTGTGATTTATCAAACTCCATGCCAACAAGAGTTTCATGCATGTAGCGTGACTGTTGCCTCATAGCTTGATCAAAAGCTATTTGATTAAAGCCTTTTTGATCAGTATAGCGTTGCATTTGTGTATCATACACACGCATCGCTTGATCAAATTCATAATCACGTTGCTCTACAGCAAAATCACGTTGATCATAAAGCTGCTGGTTTTGATAGTTACGAGTAGTTTCGTCGTTTCTTTTTTTAAACTCAAGACTTTCTTTGGCGTAAGAAGTTTGAAGCTCCTGAATACCGTTAAACTCCCTTACGGCTTTTCTATTAGCTTTATCTTGAGCTTGTCTGGCTTTTCTTTCAGCCTCTCTTTTAGCTCCTGCGCCAATACCAAGAAATGACATACTCAGACCCTCCTATAGAAACGAGGTGTATATTGTCCTTCCCACATCATCGCATTAACTGCAACTGGGAACGGTGAATTGTTAAACATTCTTACTCTAAAGTTTTCAGTACGTTGATGAATAGGAAGAATAAATACATTCTCTGTATCTAGCGGTACATCATTAGCTAGATAGGTGTTAGCTTCAATAGTAGGTTGAATATCAAACCACTCCTTAATGTAGAATTTAATCTCTGCATTATTAGCAGGAGCAGAACTAAACACAATAGTTGTGTCGTTAGTAAAGCTAAAGTTTGTGTTTGCAACGCCGTTAACACTTACCAATACATCAGATCTATCTGCATAGTCAAGGTCACGTCGGTTAAAGGTATAAGTAGTTGTACTACCATCACCAGTAAACTTAACCTCATAAGGTAAGCGTCCTGTTTGTTGTAGTTTAAAGCTCATCATGCCAGACAAACCAACTGAGAACTTCATACGTGCAACAGTAAGGTTAGCAGTGAAGTCTGTTTCAACCCTTTGTGGGCGGAAATAAGTACGTGGTAGTTCGACATCAAAGTTATATTTGAAGCCAACGACAACATCAGAAGCTACACTTGATAGATCTTTATTAGTAATACTAAAGAAAGGTCCAGTACCATCAGAGCCACGCTCAGGTGTCACAGTAAAACCAGACTCAACAAATGAACCTGCTTGTGTTGTACCTTTAATAACAATGATTGGTGTCAATGAAGATACATCATTGTACGGCAAATAACACTTAGTTGTCTTAGTAGCAGAATCATACACAACGCTATTAGCTGTTGCATACAAGTCCACACATGGGTTAACACGTTGACCTTGGTTATTAACAATAATAGCTTGCTCTGGTGATTGGCTCAACGCTGCTTTACTGATGGTAAACTGGTTACCTTGTTTAGTAACAGCATACATATCATCAGTGTTAGTTGCTAGGAACTGTACAGTACCAGGCATCAACCAGCTAACCCAAGACTCCATCAGGTTCTTCTCACCGTCATTATAGTAACGGAACAAGTACACCTCATTAAGAGATTGCCCACTCATTGCAATCAGTGAGTTCTGTGGACTGGCAATCATTGACTCAATGTCAGGGCTGATCCACTCTTTTACTACACGACTGATGTCTAGCACCTGTGGGTTCTCTTGTTGACCACGTGTTACCATACCGAATACACGGGAGTAACCAGGAGTCTTACTAATGAAGTTAATGTTAGTACCGACGTCAACAGGGTCAATAGTTCTATCTACTTCATAGTTAGAGATAGTTCTAATGGTAGTAAGTGAAGGAGTCAGTACACCACTGTCAGAGAACATGATGAATTGCTGATCCCCTGAGAACAACACAACACCCTGTGCTGTTGGAATAGCAGCATGAAGAGCAGTGGGTCGAGTAGATGAACAGCTAATATCAATAGGGTCACTATCAATAGAAGTTTGAGCAGTCTTAACGTAGAAGTTATAGAAGTCACCAGACCTACTCATAATAACATTGTCTTTAGATAGGAATCCAAGACGGTTGTTATGGAAGAATCCAGCGGTAATTTTATTGTTTACAAAACCAGGTTGTGGGTTAGTTAGATCATCACCTACTAGACGATCTTCGTAACTAATTTGTTGGAAGACAAAAGTATTTAGAGCTGTATTAATAAGCTCATGGGGCATGGTTGAAATGGTTAAACCAGGAGATACACTTGGGTCAATAGTTTCTTCCCAATAACCTTCACCTGACACACCATCATGTGCTACAAACTTAACCCAATAATCATCTTCTGCTGCACCTGTGTTGACAATTTTAAAGATGCGACCATGTAATGATTTAGCGGGAAGTTCAGAAACATCAACCACTTCATCTTCCAGTGCAACTAAATATGTATTGGTAATACCACCTTTTGCACGTACCTCCATATCAGAATTACAAAATAACTCCAAAGAGTTACTAAGTTGAGTTATAGTAAGACCGGGGGTACCACTTAAATCAATTCTTAAATCATCAAGCACTGAATCAACACTATCAGAAGAGCTGGTATTATAAGTAGCAGAGTATGTTGTACCACCAATTACTACATCAAGAGAATAAGTTTCTCCATCACCATACTGCTTAAGCACAACACTAGCTCTACGTTTTCGTGTATAAACAGGAGCAATTTGTGTTGTAACTGTTGTAGCAGTATTAATGATAATAGAAGTGTCTTGAACAGAGATGACTTTATAATCATCTTTGGTTCCATTCAGGTAACTTGTACCGTCAGGGAAAGCAACAGTACAAATGGCACCAGTCTTTACATTCCATACATCAATGTCTGCCCCTTTGATGACACCAATGTATTCTTCGTCATCATCTCTGTTGATGTAGAACCATTTACCATCATCATAGGTGGTACCAGTTCCAAGTTCACGGATATATTCAAAGCCAGGTCGTTTAGTTAGTCCAAAGGTGGGATCAGGATAAGCATTGTAACACTCACGGACTTGACCTGGCAGTTTACGATCATCGGATTGTTTTGATACTCCACCTAAATAATTTGTGATTCGTTGAGTTACTGCTGGCATTACCTATAAAGCGCGTGGAACGGTTTGTAAGATTGGTAATTATTAGTCTCTCCGCTATGTCCGAAGAAAGTATAATCACCTTGGTTGCACTCATACTCAATTAAATTAGACCTGAGATAAGCTTCCTTTTGTTGAAGGATCTGGTATTGGTTGGGGTCACCAACAATACGACTAGACACAATAGCTGCAGCACGTGCAGTGATGTAGTCTTGAACAGCTGTAGGTAGATCAACCCAGTCAAATAGCCAGGTGATGTCACACACTACATTAGCTTTATTTTTAGCCCAAGTATATGAATGACTGATCTTGTCGTATAGTTTACCGTTACGCCTTACTACATCATAACTCATATTATTAGGGTTAGATGATAGGTCAATTTGGAGTACGTTGTTAGGAATTTGGATTTCGTTATTAGTATCAGGAACCATTTCATAATTAAGTTCCCGATTGAATGACCAACCTTCCGCCTGTACTTCCCGAGAGACTTCTAACAAAGTCCCATAGGCAATCGCAACGTCCGGGTTGGTTTGATCTAGGGTAGTGACAGGCGCTTGCCCACATGATTGCAAAATTTGATTAACAGCAGGTAGTTCCTGTGTCGCATTAGTGGTAGGAAAAGCCATTG